GCTCCATATGATCTAAAGGAGTATGTCATCAAGAGGAAAACTAAGTTTACACCTCGTATAGAAACTCCTGAAGAAGAACAAGATTCTGATTCAGAGCAACTAACAGAAGCGGTAGTACCAAGTCATCTACCTCCTCTACCAGCACCAACTAGACTACCAGATCGGAGCTAAACATTATGTGTGAAATTATAGCAATATCAAACATATCAGGATTAAGTAAACAACAGATCACTGATATAACCGTCAAGGGTAGAGACTTGATGAAAAACATGAGTGACGGTTTTGGATTTGCCTATTCAACAGTAGGTAGGCGATCCAAGGCACACACTTATTACGTAGAGAAATATACAGAACCTGCACACTACTCAGGTATTGGAACCGTTGGATACTCCAAAGGAATGTTCAACGACTTCAAAGATGCTGTAGAAATCCCAATGTTATCCTCAGGACATCCTGATTCCCCAACAGGGCCAATCATAATGCACGGACGACATGCAACCAACGATGTAAACCTTGTCAACACACATCCATTCCGTAAGGAAGGATGGGCACTGGTTCACAACGGCGTTGTTGATTGTGCTTGGGACGACTACCCAACTGGTTGGCACGCAGGAGCTGATGGTTTTGACGAAAAATATATAAAGAAACTACAAGATCGCTATAGCACTTGTGATTCAGAGTATCTACTCAATACCTACGTACATGGCAAAGGTCATCACGATTGGTTCGATAACATAGAAGGATATGCAGCTACCATGGCTATATCTCCAAAGAACCACTTGATTGTAGCTAAGGACGATACAGCTAAGTTATATATGGCAGGAATACCTTCACTGAATAACTCAGTAGTATTCTCAACTAAGCCTCACGTAGCTGCAGCACTAGCAAAAGAACTAGGATACTTCTCAACCCCGGCATTCAAAATGAAGGGATGTAGAGCTGTTACTATCACTCCAAACAAAGGAGATGTAATAATTGAGAAGTTCGAGGATATGGACAGCAGGTATGTATCTAGTGCTGCTGCATCCAGCTCACTAGGGTTCAACGTAGGTAGCACTGATACCAGTCTTAATAAGGTTCCCACTTACAATGGTGACTATGGATCAAGTAGCAGACCTGTAACCAAACAGAACAGTACACTATTGAAAAATAGCAAGACTAAGGTATATAATCACCAAACCAACCAGATGGAGCTTATTACTCATACTACTACTACTACTGGTTCCGATTGGAGCTCTGATTATGAAAAGAAGAAGAAGGGCAAATGATTGCCTATGGAAAATCTATGGAAACACCTAATAGGGTTTCTATTATTTGTTATAACTGTATCAGCAATATCCATAATTTCAGGAATTGTCCTAGATGCTTGTGATAACGAACAATGGAAACAGAATAGAAATAAACACAGAATATACGATCCAATCGACTTAAAGAAAGAAGAAGAAGATGATGTTGAAAATTACATAACCAATACTCAATAGCTTCCCAAGGAGTCCACAAGGAGGGATCATAGGGTAATCAAGTAGTTGTTAGGTTCTACTTGGTTACCCTTTTCTTTTGCTTATTCTCTTATTTCTTTTTTTTTCAGAACGGGAAGGCCAAGGGGGGCTACTATCATCGTGGGCCGGATTTATGTTTAAATTTTGATTTTGACTAATTTGAAATTGTATAGTTACTTGATTGAACGATGCCGAGAGATTACGGGAGAGAATACAAAACTTACCATAAAGCTCCCCTTCAGAAGAAACGAAGAGCGAGCCGCAATGCTGCCCGTCGCCTTATGATTCGCAAAGGTGCTGTCAAGAAGGGGGATGGCAGGGACGTACATCACAAGAGTCGAAACAAGCAGGGGAAACTGAGCAGCTCCAAGGGTAATCTGTCGGTTCAATCCAAGGCCAAGAATCGGGCTAATAACCAGTAACATGAGCGAGCTATTATTCCCCAAAGCGGATCAAAGAAGCACACACGTCAGGTTAACAGTAGGGAAGTACAAGAAAGCTATAGTTACCCTGAAGGATCGAGACTCCCTGAAGGGTGTTGAGGGCATTTACCAGCACGGATACCTAGAGTCCAAACGAATCTTCAAACCTGTTGGAGAGTCTTACATATGGGATGGATTTACCTACTTGGATAAAGATGGAAAACCTTATGAGAAAAATGGGGCGGGAACGCTTCAGGTCAAAAAACAGCAGTCTAAAAAGTAAGAAGCAGGAGTCTCAAACATCATACGGCATTGCGCTGACTAAAAGCTCAATGCCTTTTTTGTGCAAACAGATAGACAAATGGTGTGGGTCAGGCGCTGGTTACAACCGGGATGTTGCTGTACTGGTTCAGGAGATACCAACCAAGATCCTAGCCGACCTGACCTGTAGAGTTCTGATGGACTGCATCTCCGTAGGTCAAACCCTGACTGCCTCTGCGATGCGCCTTGGTGCTTTCCTAGAGGAAGAGGCACGTCTCCGGGATCTAAAGCTCAAGCATCCAGACCAGTGGAAAATCATAGAGTCCTCCATCAATGCTCGCGTAGGTTTCAGGTATAAGAAATACTCCAGCCGGGCCTTGACCAAGCGCCTGAACCTTCACAAAGAATGGGAAGGTTGGAGTCGAAAAAATTTATGCAGAACTGGGCTTGTGTTTGTAGATCTGTTTCAGAAATCAACAGGGCTGGTGGAGCTTTCTACTATCATCGTAGGCCGGTTCAAGAATATCCACTACCTGAAGCCCACTTCCAAAGCTCTTGAGTGGATTGACAAGTACAACGAGCATCATGAGGATCTAGCTCCTATTTACCTGCCATCATCAGAGAAAGCTGGCTACCGATCCTTCGCTACCAGTTACTTCAAGGTTAAAGACCCTGAGCACTTGGCGCTACTCGACAAAGCCAAGATGGAGCACCCCTATGTAGCCCTGCGTAAGCTTCAGATGACACCTTGGAGAATCAACAGGCAAGTCTTGGAGACAGCCCAGTACTTCTGGGACAACCAGTTTACTATAGCTGACTTCCCGCCATCCAAGATGAACACCATGCCTCATAAGCCTGATGACATAGACGAAAATGAAGAGGCCAGGAAATCCTGGCGTAAAGCAGCAGCCCAGTTCTATAGGGAGGATCTGCAGAGGAGGGGTGCAAGATTGAGGGTCTCGAAAACACTCTGGGTAGCCTCCAAGTTCAAGGATGAAGCGCAGCTCTACTTCCCACACCAATTCGACTTCCGAGGGCGTGCCTATGCTGTCCCGAACTTCCTTAACTACCAGACAACAGACCTAAGCCGGGGATTGCTGGAATTTGGGGTAGCAAAACCTTTATCTGGGGGTGGTTGTACCGATGCCTACCTTACCGGACAAGTCAATCATGATGGAAGATGGTGGTTCGGTAGAACAGGGGCAAATCTATGGGGAGACATAGAGGGATCAGTTGGTGTCTGGATAAGGAGACACGAGGCAGAGATACACGCTGTAGCTGCTGACCCCACGGGAAACCTCTGGTGGTCTAATGCCGACAAGCCATGGCAATTCCTAGCGTGGTGTCTGGAGGCAAGCCTATGGCTCAAGGGAGAGCTGCAGGAGAGCCGACTGCCTATTGCTGTTGATGCCTCCAGCAATGGGCTACAGATCATGTCCATGCTGCTGCGCTACAGGGATGGAGCCTTGGCTACCAACTGTATCTCCAGACCGAAGTATCCACCTAATGATATCTACATGACTGTTCTGAAGGCACTGAAGGTTCAACTTGAGTCAACCTCAGTTGGATGGGACTGGTTATCTTTAGTACTCGACCGGAAGCTTGTCAAGTCAATCATAATGACTATACCCTATGGTTGTACCCAGTATAGAGCTACTGAGATTATCTGTGAGTGGTACTGGGGGTGTAACTCAGGGTTGTTCGAGGGTAGACTTAGGAAGTCTGCAGATTACCTCGCGTCTACCCTTATGAATGTTTTTTATAGTCTATATCCTAAGTTTAAAAACCTTATGATGTACCTAGAGGGTATGGGTAAAACTATGGGCACACCTTTGGTATGGTCTAGCCCCAGCGGGTTCCCTGTTCTACAGAATTATTATAAAATAAAAACAAGACGGGTTAAGTCTCTTTTGTTTGGTCGTATCAGGGCTTTCAATTACAACGATGAGACTGAGGAAATTGATAAGGCTAAGATGGGTCGAGCCTTCATACCTAACTTCATTCACAGTCTGGACGCTGCGGTGATGCACATAGCACTGACTCGGCTAAAGGATGTGTCGTGTGTAGGTGCTGTTCATGATTCATTCTGTACACACGCCTCGGATGTTCCGCAGCTTTTGCAGGTGCTTCGGGACACTAACGCTGATGTGTTTGGAGCAGACCCAGAAGTTTTTTGGAAAAAAATATTTAGCCTTAATCCCCCAGAAAAACAGGCTCTAACTGACATAGTGGGGGATTTTTCGTCCATGTCTGGTGATTTAGTTGTTGACGGGGTAAGGGCATCAGAGTATATGTATCGGTAACGCTTGGCTGTGCCAAGACAATGCAACAACAATGCAAAAACATTATGAGCAAAAACACTAATGAACAAATCAACACACCATTGGGTGTGGCTGTATATCCCCGACTCAACGAACCCGATTACAAATTCGATCCCGCTGGTGTATTCACCGTGACCGTACGTGTCGGAGCTGAAGAGGGTCAGAAACTAAAAGACAGGTTGGATGCTAAACTTGACGCTTGGCATAACCAGCAAAAGAAGGAACGTCGCAAGCCTCAACTCAAGCGTGCTGATCTAACGATCAAGCCAGCGTTTGATGATGATGGCAACGAGACCGGAGAGTTGGACTTCAAGTTTTCCATGAAGCACAACGTTACTACCCAGACAGGAAAGACTTGGATCCAACGTCCCAAGTTGTACGACTCACAAGGTAAGGGCTTCACTGGTGCGAGCATCGGTGGTGGCAGTAAACTTATTGTGAACTTTGTTCCCGCTCCCTACTTCACTCCTACCATGGGGTGTGGTCTTAAGATGCGGCTCAATGCAGTTCAGGTAGTTGAACTGGTCGAGTACAAGAAGGTTGGTGCTGAAAGCCTCGGCTTTGACAAGCACGAAGGGGGATACGTGGCTCCTGCAGAGGAAGAAGTAGCCGCAACTGTCCCGATGGCTGAAACAGCAGTAGCGCAGGAGGATGAGCTTTAATAAGCCATCGAGATTTCGGTCTCAGTTTGAAGCTTATATTGCATCCATCCTGCTAGGCAGGGGTTGCAAGTATGCTTACGAGTCCGAGAGGATTCCCTTTATCCAACCCGAAATGAAGAGATCTTATTGTCCCGACTTCTTCATCAAGGATAAGGACTTCTTTATAGAAGCGAAGGGTCTCTTCTCGGCTCGTGACCGAAAGAAACATTTATGGGTAAGGGAGCAGCATCCTGAGATAGACCTTAGGTTTGTGTTTCAGAATGCACAGCTCCCAATTAGGAGAGGATCTAAAACAACGTGTGCGGCATGGGCTGAGAAGAATGGATTCCTGTGGGCACACAAAACACCACCGATAGAGTGGTTCCAATAAGATGAGTGAAAACAACGGCAACAGTGAAAGCACATTTATAAGACATGAACCCTGCGAACAATGCGGATCGTCCGATGCACGAGCGGTCTACGATGATGGACACACCTACTGTTTCTCCTGCGAAAGCCACGAAGCAGAAGGAGATACTGAGGATCAGCGCGAAAGAGTTGAACAAAGCTCTGGAGGGGCAGGCTTCCTACAAGGAAGTACTACAGAACTTCGTAAGCGGGCCATAAAGGAGGAGACCTGTCGCAGATGGAACTACATGGTGGGAAACCACAACGGTAGCGCCTGCCACATAGCCAACTTCTATGACAGCACTGGTGGGTTGGTAGCCCAGAAGGTTCGTCTACCTCAGAAGAACTTCATGTCCCTTGGGGATTTCTCCAAGGCAGGACTGTATGGCTCCCACCTGTGGAGTGGGGGTAAGAAGCTGGTGATAACCGAGGGTGAGATTGATGCCCTTAGTGTCAGCCAGATACAGGACTACAAGTGGCCCGTGGTATCTGTGCCCAATGGTGCAGCAGGGTCGAAGCGTATCATTGCTAACAACTTGGATTACCTCGCCAGATTTGAAGAGATAATTTTCATGTTTGATAATGATGAGGCTGGTCGCAAAGCAGCCAAGGAGTGTGCTGCTGTGCTGCCTGTAGGTAAGGCAAAGATAGCCAAGCTTCCAATGAAGGATGCCAACGAGATGCTGGTGTCTGGCAAGGGGCAGGAGATACTTCATGCCATATGGAATGCTCCAGTGTACCGTCCCGATGGTATCGTTGATGGGCGTGAGATATGGGAGACTGTTTCCAAGGAGCTCACCAACGATGGTCACCCGTATCCATGGGAAGGGCTCAATGCACTGACGCATGGTATGCGTAAGGGAGAGATCGTTACCCTCTGTGCTGGCTCTGGTATAGGCAAGTCCCAGATTTGTAAGGAGGTTGCCTACGATCTTATCAGGAGTGATAAAATCATAGGATACATAGCTCTGGAAGAGAACGTGAGGCGTACTGCGCTGGGGCTGATGGGTATCCATCTGAACAAACCTATTCTTATTCATCCTGACGCTGTGGATGTGGCGGCAAAGCGAGAGTCTTTCGAGGCTACTGTAGGCTCTGGGAATTGCTACCTGTATGACCACTTCGGTTCCATGGACAGTGAGAATCTAGCCAATCGTATTCGATACATGGTTGCTGGTTGCGGCTGTGAGTATGTATTTCTAGATCATCTGTCCATCGTGGTATCAGGGCATGACTTCGGTGATGAACGTAGGTTCATTGATAACACCATGACCAACCTGAGGTCACTGGTGGAGGAACTGAAGTTCTCCCTCATACTTGTCAGCCATCTCAAGAGACCAGACGGTAGGGGTCATGAAGAGGGTGGGCTTACCAGCCTCTCTCAACTCAGGGGTTCTGCTGGTATCGCACAGCTCAGTGACATGGTGTTTGGGCTGGAGCGTAACCAACAGGATGAGGACTTGGCAGACGTTACCCGTGTGCGAGTACTTAAGAACCGTTGGTCAGGACAGACAGGACTATGTGCATC